AATAGGACTGAACAATGGGGATGCTGCCAACAGTTGTAGCCACGCTTCTTGCGGACACCCGTGAATACATGGCGAAGATGGACGAGGCCGGCGCAAAGATGGCGGAGTTCGGCGGCATCGCTGAAGCCTCTGGCGGCAGGATGAACAAGTTCGCCAACACAGCCTCGACCGCCGTTCTGGGCATCGGCGCTGCTATGGGAGCCTACGCCGTCGACAAGGCCTACACCTTCCAGGAATCGCTCGACAAACTGCAGAACCAGGCAGGACTCACCGCCGACCAAGCCGACAAGCTTGGCAAGGCCATCCTCGGCATCTCGACCAAGACCGGCGTGAGCACCACGGATTTAACGAACGCCGCCCTCACCGTCGAGCAGGCTGGCATCCGAGGGGCGAAAGCGATAGACGTAATGACTGCCGCAGCGCAGGCCGCCGTTGTCACGAACGCCTCAGTCGCTGACACCACCAAAGCCATCGTCGCCGCGCAGTCGCTCCAAATCGCTAAGGGCATGAGCGTCAACGACCTGACCGGCAAACTCGTCGCAGGCTCGCGTGAGTTCGTTGGCGGTCTCCAAGCTGAGGAATCCATGCTCTCGGGGCGCGTCGGTGTGGCACTTGCCAACTACGGGCTCAACCTTTCTACCGTCACCGCCCTGGGCGCTGAGTTTGCTAAGGTCGGCCTCCCCACGAAGTCCATCTCAGCCTTCGCTGGTGGCTTCGCTAGCCTCGAACAGCCCACCACGTCCTACATCAAGAAACTCAACGAAGCCGACCTGAGCCAGAACATCCTTGCCGCCGACCTTCGCAAGGGCAACATAGGTGGGATGCTCGCCTACATCAAAGACCAGGCTGGTGGCTCGGCTGCCAAGTTGTCCGAGATGGTGAACGCCGTGTTCGGTAAGTCCGGTGGCGGCGCTGCTTCGGATCTAATCAAGAACCTGCAGTCGTTTATCACCATCCAGCAGAAAGTCGCTGGCGCTGGTAAGGGCTCCCTGCAGTCGGGCTTCTCCGAGGCCGTCAAGCAACTTGGCCCGCAATTCAAGATTGTCATGGCCCAGGTGGACGCGCTGTTCATCGAAGCCGGCAAGTACCTTCTGCCGAAGGTCGCCGACGTGCTGAAGTGGGCCAACGAGCTCATCGGCTATTTCAAGGCGCACCCCCTCGTCGCCAAAATCGCCTCAGACACCGCCATCGCCCTGTTTGCCGCCTCTATCGGCGTAAAACTGTGGGCAGTCCTCTCAAGCGTCCTAGCCAAGTTCGGTGTCGGTGTCGCAGCCGAGGAAGCCGGAACAGTCGCCGCAACGTCCACCACGGGCGCAGGTGTCGCCCTCGGCGCAGAGGGGGCCGCAGCAGCAGCCGGTGGCACAAGCCTCGGAGCCGCAGTCGGTATCGTAGCCGCCCCGTTCGTCGCTGAGTACCTGCTCCTTAGTCTTACAAAGGGTAACCACTCCGCAGGCTACGAGCGAGCGATGGCGATGTACGACCGAGGGCTGGGCGGCTCACAGGGCATCTACGGCTACAAGCCAGGGCTCGGCGTGACCCCAGTGGCTCCTAAGAAGACGACGCACAAGGTGACTGTCACCGTGCGCGGTCATGGAACGATTGGCAAGTAATGGCTGAGTTCGACGCGGATCTAACTGGCGACAATACCGAGTGGAACATCGAGCTCGACCTCGACCTTCTCGCCCAGAAACTAGCCACGCACCCTGCCTTCGTTAAGGCCCTCGCCATGCACGTCCGAAACGCCCAGACGAAGGACGTGCGCCGGATGGGGAACCTCTACGGAACGACCGCCCAGGCTAAGCCTGCGCCACCCACGACTAAGAGGCGACTGAATTGACACTCGCGACGCTTCCTGCCTTTGACATCTGGATTGCCTTCAACCCGACCGCCTCGGGCGCTACCCTGGCGACGGCGAACCAGCAGGCGCTTCCTGCCTCGGGCGCATCGAACACCTACTGGACGAACGTGTCCAAGTACGTCCGAGACTTCACGACCAAGACGGGAAAGCAGCACTACCTCGACCGCGTGGAAGCCGCCACGCTCAAGATGACGCTCAACAACCGCGACGGATTCTTTACGAACGCCTCAGTCAACGGGCAGAGCGCCGTCATCGCCCCTCGCCTGCCTATTGCGATAATGGGCACTTACAATACTATTTCTTACTCTGTGTATTGGGGCATCATCGACACGGTGACGGAGAAGGTCGCCGACCAGCTCAACTCCGACCTCGACATCGAAGCCTCAGACCTGACCAAGTACCTGAGCCTCAAGTATCTCTACCGCCCCTCGTTCTGGAAGGGCTACGCGCTCTCGGCCTCGACGCGCTCATGGTATCGGTGCTCGAACTACTCCGCCGTCACCGTCACCTCGGCGCACGGCAACGGATCTACCATCGTCTACCAGGCGCAGAACACCTTCAGTGTCGGGCAGGTGGTCACGATTCAGGGCCTCGCCGGTATCACCACGCTCAACCAGACCAACGCCACCATCACCGCCGCAACCTCGACCTCGTTCACCGTCGCCGCGTCCGTTACGGGTGACAGCACCTCGACCGGCCTCGCCTACCTGACTACGCTCTACGATTACGGCCCTGCAGGGTCAAACGGGTCGTTCGTCGGGCAGGTCTCCTACCCTCAGCACGGTGTCATCATCTACGACACCGACGGCTGCGCAGACCTCTCGGGCGCGTCCAACATCGCCGGAGCCACCCTGCAAATCGCCGCCCCGTCCTTCTGCACGGGTGTTGACTTCTGGATTCTGGGCCAGCAGGTGCAGGGCAACTCCATCCTCACGGTGAACTCGGGCGGCAACATAATCACCATGACCATCACGCAGGCCGGTGTCTTGACCGCGACGGTCGGGGGAGTGCTCGCCGCAACTGCCACAATGGTCAACGACGGCTACTGGCATCACGTCGGCATCGTCTGCAACACCTCCTCAGTGCCCCAGCTCTACTGCGACGGCGTGTTCTACTCCCTCGGGCTGTCCTCGACGCAACTCGCCGCAGGGTCGCTCTACGTCGGCGCTAACGCCTCGGGCGTGGCTTCCTACAACGGGCAAATCGACGAAATCGTGGTCTCGAACAACGCCAGCACCTCGACCCTGCCCCAAGAAATTCAGCAGCGCTACCGAGCCGGAACGCTCCTGCAACTGGGCTACCCCGTCACGACAAGCAAGGTGCTCTCGGGCGACCGCATCGCCGAGATTCTGACCCTGGCAGGCATGGGCACGATTACCGGCGGCAGCATCTCCGCCCTCGCTACGGTCTCTACGGCGACGAGCTCAAGCTACCTGCCGAACACCCTGCTCATCTCGAACGCCTACCAGAGTACGAACGCCTACGTCGCAGGCTCATCGAGCAACGGCTACGCAGCAGTCGAGCCCTACTACTGGGATAGCCCCGTGACCACCTCGACGGCGCTGGACTTGATTCAGCAGGTGACGGACACCGACATTGGCTCGTTCTTCCAGTGGCCTGACGGATCGCTGCACTTCTTTACGCAGAACTACTACGGCACCTGGTCGTTCACCCCGAACACCCCACCAGCCGCGCCGACGTACTCATGGACACCGCGCACGTTCTCCTCCTCGGGAACGCTGAGCGATGACAACTCGGGCTACGCCTACGACGCAACCTCGCTGGACTGGGTGCTCGACGATGCCGACACCTGGACAACGGTGCGCATTACCCCACAGTCCGGCGTAGACCAAATCTACGAGAACACCTCAGCCGAGAACCGATGGGGATTCTCCACCCTGAGCAAGTCCTCGACGGTCTCCACCTCGCTCAACGACGCACTCTCGGCGGCGTACTTCCTCGGTTACATCTTCCGTGGCCCACTGCCCCGAGTGAACAGCGTCCGGCTGATGAGCGAGACCGGCAACGGTGCGAACGTGAGCCTGCAGTTGTCCGTGAACTTCGGCGACGTTGTGACCTTTAAGCGCACGATGCCGAACGCTGCCGGAGCCGGCGTGGTGAATCTGCAGATGGCTATCGAGAGCATCGAGCACGAGTTTCAGGCTGAGCCTGGCTACTTCCACACCACCTACACACTCGACCCGTACCCCGTGAGGTCATAATGGTTATCCGCAACACCTCGACCTACGGCGCAACGCTCACCTCACTCGGCGACGGACAGGACGGCTCGTTCTGGCGACAGGGTGGCGTGTGGTCATCGGGCACACCCACGAACACGGGTGTCGGGCTGACCAACGCCTACGCAGGTGGACTGCTCACCTCGGTCACGGTCTCGGGAGGGTTTAACACCTACCTCGTGCTGTTCTCGTTCGCCCAGACCTTGAGCGCGGCATCAGCATCGACGCAAATCTTCGCCGGCCTCAGCCTCAACGCCTCGGCAGTGCCGTTCTACGCCTACCAGATTGGCGACGTGACCACGACCAGCGCCAACGCCTTCTCGGGGGCGTACATCTACCAGCCCAATGCTCTCGGGCAGGGTGTTGGCTTGCAGTCGTTCTCGCTCAACCTTTACTCGAAGCTCGGCACGGGAACCGCAACCGCCGCTTTCGGATCTATCACCGTCATCGGCATTAACTAAGGAGAAACATGGCAGACACTCGACAGGCAATCGTCGCATGGGCCCACTGGCTCATGGAGCACAAAGCCGAGATGAACTACAGCGAAGGCCCAGCGCGTATGAGCGCCATCGGTGTCTGGCCCCCGAAGTTCCCCATTGACTGCGACTGCTCAGCGTTTGTGACGCTCTGCTACTGGCTCGCTGGCGCAGATGACCCGAACGGTCAGCACTACGACCATGAGGGCTACACCGGCACACTGCTTAGCCACGGGCTCATCATCCCCCGTGAGCAGGTGCAGGCCGGCGACGTTATCGTTTATGGCCCTGGAACCGGCTGGCACACCGCCCTCGTCGTTGAGCCAGGGCACGACCCCCTCACTATCTCGATGGGCCAGCAGGGAGACCCGAGCCTCGTCTACGTCAGCCAAGACGGTCGCCAGCCCCAGACCTACCTGCGCTTCCACACCGGCGCAAACAAGGTGCGCACCCCCCACGAACTTGACAAGCCCGTTGTCAAAGTTGCCGAAAGTGCAAGCGTAACTGCTCCAAAAGTGCAGCCGGTAGCCACCGCCGAGCCGAAGCCCCAGCCGCCGGTCGAGCCTGCGCACATCGAAGCGAAGCCAGAAGCCACGCAGAGCGCCCCAGTTGCCCCTCACGAGGCCGAGAGCGCCGAGGCTGTCCACTCGGGCCCGATTGCCAAGATGGAGCACCTCATCGAGGAAATCATCGAGGGGCCTAAGTCATGATTGCTTTGAGCCTCAACACCGCTAACTGGTGGATTAACTTCATCGTGAGCATCGGCTTCCTCGTCGGCATCGTCTGGGGTGGCTTCAAGACCATCAACCAGATCCGCGTCTTCGTCCACCACAAGGTCGCGGTCAAAGCCTCCGACCTCGCCTCCGAGCGCCTGGCTGCCGAAATCGAGGAAATCAAGAAGCAGTACCGACCTAACGGCGGCTCCTCCATGCGTGATGCCATCAACCGCATCGAAGCCGCAGTCCTGCGCCTCGACAACAAACTCGACATCGTGCAGACTGAGCTCGACAAGCACCTGGGCGCTCACAAGGGCCTTTAACGCTCGCTCCATCAACCATTAGCAAGGATAATGCTCGCTATGAAGCGCGAAAGTCACTGGCAGTTCCATCCAGCCGTCCGAACAGGTAACGAGCGCACCCTCGGAGAACGCGCCGCCGACGCTATGAGGCACGGCATGGGGAGTTGGCCCTTCGTCTTCGGCTTCGTCTGCCTGATGGCGACGTGGATGGTCTACAACGTCGAGACGGGCCACCCGTTTGACCCCTACCCCTTCATCTTGCTCAACCTCGCCCTCTCCACCCTGGCAGGTTTGCAGGGAGCCATCTTGCTCATCGCCGCCAAGCGAGCCGACCGCATCTCGTCGGAGTTGGCGAAGTACCACCTCGAAGTCAGCGAAGCCACGCGCCAGATGCTCGCCGAGCACCGCGTCATGCTCGAAGAACTGCGAAAGGCGAACTAGTGCACACCTGGCTCCTTGTTCTGCTCTACTCGGGCATCGGATCCGTGTGCATGATTCTTCGCGACGTGCTCAACACCGTGCTCACCAAAGCCATCTCGCAGGGCCGGCACAAACTTGCCGGCAACATGGACGGGTTCTCGGACATCGTGAACATCGTCCTCGCCTCCTTCTCGGGTGTCCAGTTAATCCACCTCGGTTGGCGTGGCTGGCTGGGCATCCTCCCCATCGGGCTGGTCGGGAAACTGACCACCGAACACGCGACGAAGTGGTCGCAGGAAAACCTCTAACCCCCTAAGCAAAGGAAACCCATGTCAGTAAGCATCTCCAACCTCGTCGCCCCAAGCATTACGCCCTCGACAACGTGGCTGGTCGGCCCCATCGCCTCAGGCTTCAAAACTGGCGAGACGTTCGAGGTCTACAGCCTCAAGGGTCTCTACCAGGTAGACGCAACCGGCGCGATGACTACCATCCCCCTCGGCGCCTCGGGCCCGTTCGTGCTCAAGATTGACAACGAGCAAATTCTCTGCTCGGCGGCGAACTACGACACCAACCACGTCACGGTCTACTCGTCCTCACTCGGCAACGGTCGCGGCTACGCCTCCACCACCATTGCAGCCCACACCCCAGGCGGCTCGACCACCGGACAGGTGCAGCTCGTCTCGACCTCGGTTCAGGGCGGCGTACCTTCAGCCGGTGGCACGGTCACGCTGACCTCGGGCACGGCAGTCCAGAACACCGCCTCGACCTGGGCGACCTACTACGTCGTTATTACTGGTGGCACGGCTGGCACAGTGACGGTCGCGCTCGGATCTACGTCGGCAGCCTCCACGGTCATCTTCCCCGCCGTTGCCAATAACGCCGTGGTCTATTCGCAGGTAATCCCCGTCCGTGTTCCGTCCATGTGGTACCTGAAAGTCACCACCTCAGTCGCCACCATCAACTCTTCGACGGTCATCATCAACGACAGCCTCTAAGGAACCTAGATGTCCTACCCCTCATCCACCACCATCCGCTCCTACGCCGGTAGCGCTCAGCCGACCTACCTCGCCTCGACGCTCGCTGCTACCTACACGACGGGCCAGACCTTTACGCTGGGCTCTGCCTCGACGTGGTACGAGCTGGACTTTACTGGTGTGCTCACGACGAACCCTCTGGGCACGTCTGGGCCGTTCGTGGTGGACGTGGACTTCGGCTCGGCGACTGAGGAGAAGATTCTCTGCTCGGCGCTGAACCCGTCCACGGGGGTAGTGACAGTCTGGACTGACGGAACGCTCAACGGGCGAGGCTACGACGGCACGACCGCCCAGGCACACTCGGCTGGCAACGGCACGAACTTCAACGTGTTCCCCGTGGCGACGGCGACCGAAAGCCTACAGTTCAACAAGCAAATCGCCTCAAACGCCTACCAAATCTCTGCCGAGGTCACACGAGCTGAGGGGGCTGAATCAACGCTCAGCACCGCCATCTCTGCCGAGACCACACGCGCGGAGGCCGCCGAAGCAACCAAGTTGCCTCTCGCTGGTGGCACGATGTCGGGCGCTATCGCTATGGGTGGCAACGCCATCACTGGCGGCGGCGAAATCGTAGGCACAGACCACAAAGCCACGGGCCTCACGGGTGCAACGGCTGGCGCTCGCTTCGTCGGCGCAACCACTAACGGCGCACCGACCTCCGGCACGTTCGTCACGGGCGACTTCATCGTTGACCAGTACGGCAAGTTCTGGGTCTGCACGGCAAGCGGTACGCCTGGCTCATGGGCTTCGGCTGGCAACGGCACGGTCGGCACGACCGGCGCAGTCACGGCGGCAGGCTCCACGCAGACCTCTGCAGGCGCTCTGGCGTACAACTACAACATCGTCTCGGGCGCTACGGCTACGACCAACGGCGGCGCAGGCACTGGCGTTGAGTTGCCTTACATCTCCGCAACGGGTCAGGCGGTCTGGGTAGACAACACCGACAGCACTCACTGGCTGAAATTGTACCCCAGCACCGGACAAAGCATCGACGAGGCTGGCGCGAACAACCCCGTCTGGATTGCACCGAAGGCGTACTGGCTCGGCATCGTCGAGACCACCGGATCGTCGGGCAACTGGGCCTCGGCTGTTCCCTCGTTTAACACGGACGGGAACGGTCGCCTCTCCGTGACTTACTCCAACGGGCAAATCACGTTCGGGCTGTCCAGCGTGACTGGCTCGGGCTCGACAGTTGTTCTTCAGGCCAGCCCCAGCATCGGCACTCCCAGCCTTGACCGCCCGACCATCGGCCTCGTCTCTGGCTCGACTCCGGGGTATCTCCAATACCAAGCGAACACGATGGGGACCTACGTTCAACTTCAGCCGACGACGGCAGGCTCGGCATCGACCACATACGTCCTCAATATCCCTTCGGGGCAGAACGACACCTTCACTCTCAACGCCGCGACCCAGACGCTCACGAATAAGACGCTCACCAGCCCGACCATCTCAGCAATTCTTAACGGCGGCGGGACCCTTCAGTTGCCAACGTCGAACGACACCCTTGTCGGTCAAGCAACCTCGGACACCCTGACGAACAAAACCATCAACGGGTCGAACAACACCATCACCAACATCTCGCTCTCGACGGGTGTGACCGGTTCTTTACCAGTTGCCAACCTCGCTGCTGGGTCGGTCGGGCAATACATACAAACCGGTCCGAGCGGTGTTGGCTGGGCCTACGGTCCCGTAGCGGCGACTACAACAACCTCGGGCCTTATCCAATTGGCGGGCGACCTCAGCGGCACATCGACTAGCCCGACCGTCGTATCTGTGGCTCACGTCACGACGGGAACACTGCCAGTAGCGAACGGTGGCACGAACCTCACCGCCGTCGGCTCTAACGGCACGGTGCTGACCTCGAACGGCTCGGCGCTCTCCTACGTCACCCCAGTCGCCATGACCCCGCCAGCGTTGAATGGACTGAAGGCGTGGACGTATGACGCGGGCACGAACACGGTGGCGACGGGTGGTCTAACGCTGACGACCGGCGTGGTCTATTTCATGGCGGTCTACCTTCAGGCAGGCGTGACGTACTCCAACGTCTACGTCATCACCGCCACGGGTGTCGGTAGCAGTTACGTCACGGTCGGCCTCTACAGCGCCACGACGCAGTTGGCTGTCACGGGTAACATCGCCACGACCACGACCAACACGCAGGCTTCCGGCAGTTTCGGCACCGCCTACACCCCGACCACCTCGGGTGTCTACTGGCTCGGCATAATTACAAACTCGGCGGCGGCGAGTCACCTGTTCGCCTTTAACCAGGCGACGGCGGCAGCCATCAACGTCGGCCCCAACACAGTCGCGGCGAACACCCTCAACCAGCGTTGCAGTACGTTGACCGTAGCCTCGCTTCCCACGACCATCTCGGGAACCCCAGCAGTTAGCGGCTCGCCCATCTGGGTCGGTCTGGCATGACCTCACGCAAGAATTACACGCGCCCCTATTTCGGCGCAGGCTTCATCGGCTGGTTTCTCGGCAAGGTCGGTTTCAAGGCTTCCCCTGGCACAGTTGAGGGCACGTTCTACGGCGCTAGCGTTGCTAGCACATTTGCCAGCGCAACCGTCGAGGGCACGTTCTACGGATCTACGGTGCGCGGCACGTTCTACGCCGGCAACGTCGAGGGCATGTTCACTTCCGCTACTACGAAAGGCACGTTTTACGCATGAGCTCCTACACCTTTTTCGAGGGCGCTGTAATCAGGGCCACCACCACCGATTACCCCTTCACCAGCATCTCGGGCACGAAAGTCAACCCCGACATCGTGACGCTTCAAGTCTCGGTGCAAGGGCAGACCTCCACGACTTACACCTGGACGAACGGCTCGGGCGACCCCTCGGGCACCATCGTCAACGACAGCGCCGGAGTGTTCCACGCCGACCTCGCTACCACGGGTCTCGCTGGTGTCTGGTCGGTCATCTGGTCGGGTCAGCCCTCTAGCGGTACGGACACGACGCACACCTCTGCGGTCTGGCAGGGAGAGGTCACGGTTTCGCCAGTTGGTTTCTGATACACTCAGGGCTGTGCATAACCTGAGGAGGAACTGTGGCAGTTGACCTATCGGAGTTTTACGAGAAGCCCACGCAGAAATGTGTGGTCGGGAGATTCATCGACGAACTCCCCGAGGATGACCGCGAGACGATTTTAGCGGCTATCGAGATGCCCGACATCACCGCGTCAAGCATCCACCGCGCCTGTGAGCGCCGAGGGGCGCAGTTCCGCGTGAACTCCACGCGCCTGCACTGCCGAGGGGAGTGTGTATGTGCGCGGATCTAAGCGAGTTTGAGTTTCGCCAAGAGAAGACCGTCAAGTCCTCCGTCGAGGTCGGGCCCGACGGCGGCGAGTTCCAGACCGGCGAACTCTACGCCCCCATCGAACTCTCGGTGGACTGGGATTCAATCCTTGAGGGCTTCGGGCTTGACCCTGCCGTGTTCTACGTTGTCGATGACACGGTGCGGATGTCCAAGTGGCAGCAGTCCAAGCGCACGGAATCAGGCGACCGAGACGTGGTCTGGCTCTACTCCTACAGGGCGAGGTTCGCCCGACGAACGCCCCAGGCGACTGAGGCCGACGTTGACGCACTTCGCGCCAAGATAGACAAGTGGCGACCGAAGGCAACCAAGCCCACCAGCGACGCTGAGCCCTGCACGTTCCTCATAAACTGGGCCGACTGGCAGATAGCCAAGTCGGAGAACGGTGGAGTGGCGGCGACCGTCGAGCGTGTCCAGCAATCGTTCGAGGACTGCCTCGCTCGCATCAAGGAACTGCGCAAGGCCGGCAGGAACATCGAGAAAGTCGCCATCTTTAACTGCGGCGACCCTATCGAAAATTGCTCCGGCAACTATGCGAGCCAGACCTTCACCGTCGAGCTCACGCTCAGGGCGCAACTAAACCTCGTCCTTGACCTGTGGACGCAGGGAGTGGCGGCGCTCGACCCCGACATATTCGCCTCAGTGCTCTGCAATCACGGCGAGTGGACGCGCAACGGTGGCTCAAAGGCGGTCACGTCTGACAGCGACAACGCTGGCGGCTACCTGGCTGACACCTTGCAACGAGTGTTCGGCAACGCCGGCCCGAGTGAGTGGCACATCGCCCACGACGAGATGGTGCAGATGGTCACGCTCTCCGGTGTTCCGGTGGCGATTACGCACGGTCACAAGATAAGCGGCAAGGAGCACGAGTGGCTCCGAGGGCAGTCTCAGCGCCTGCAGTACGAGACCGGCGTGATGCCTCGGCTCTGGGTGACGGCGCACCGCCACCACCTAGCGGTCGATGACTTCGGGCCGTTCTTCCGCTTCCAGTGCCCCAGTCTCGACGGCGGATCTAAGTGGTTCTCCGACATGACCGGCAAGTGGTCTACCCCTGGCACTCTCACCATGCTGGTCGGCAACCACGACCAAAAGGGCTGGTCAGACCTCGCAGTCCTATAGACGGACAAACACACGGGGGCGAGGTGTACCATAGACACCTATGGCTAACCTCATCTACCAATGCGACAAGTGCTCGAAGATGATTCTTCTGAGCTCGGGGGCGCTAGCAAACATCCCCTTCAACCGACTGCCGAACCTCGTCCTAGAGGCCGACAGTCACAAGTGCATAAAGAAAGCAGCAGCATGAGCAATTACTACAAGAACATCATCCGCACCTTCGTTCCGGTGTTGGTCGGATCCGTCATCGCCTACCTCACCAAGTTGGAGAAGCACGTTCCGGCTGGCGAGTTGGCTATCCTCCTGCCCGTCATCTCGACGGTCTACTACGGCATCGTCCGTCAGCTCGAAGTCAAGTACCCCAAACTGTCGTGGCTCCTCGGCGCTCTGCCGGTGAAGGCCGCAGGCAAGACCCCGACCGAGACCCCAGCCAAGTGAGCCCGATTCCCCAGCCAGGCGACATTGGCTTCGCCCACTCGAACGGAATCATGGGTAAGGCCATCCGCTTCGGCGAGCGCCTGCGCTGGGGAGTGAAGCCCTCTCACTGGAACCACGCTTTCATCGTAGACACGGTGGAGCACGACGGCGATGAGTGGGTAGTCACCATCATCCAAGCCGAGCCCTCTGGCGTGACGCAGGGCAAGCGCATCGAGACCGTGGGCGACTACATCCTCGTCGAGCCTTTGCCGACCCACAGCCGCTCCGACATCCTTGCCTTCGCCCGTGCGCAGGTCGGTAGTCACTACGGCTGGGGGAGCATCGTGTCAAACGTCCTGGACATCCTCACGCCTAACTGGTTCCCGTCGTTTCGCTCGCAGGATTCATGGATATGCTCAGCTCTGGTCGCCGAGGCTCTGCGCTACGGCGGCTGGCTCCAGGACTGGGGCGACATTTACATCGTGACCCCAGCGCAGTTATTCTCGGCGTACACAGTTACACCCTAAAATGGTGGTGCGGTCTCGTACCGTTCCTTCCTCAGGACAAAGAATCCCCTCGGCTTTGATGCACTCAAACCGCCGAGGGGATTTCTTTTTTTAATACTTGCATTGTCCTACGCTAGGACAGTAAGGTCTAAGCATGAACCTAAGGAGGAAGCATGGCAACAGCCAAAGGGCTAGTCGTAAGTTCGTGGAACGGGCTAGAGCGTGGAGACCCCGTGAAGGTGGCTTTCCAACGTGGCTCGTTCACCTTTTACTCAGCCCGTTTGAGTGAAGACGGCGAGTGCCAGTGGGTGACGTGCATCGGTGGAACGTGGCAACACTCCAAGTACCGGCACTTCATCCCTAGCCTCGTAACCCCCATCAAGAAGAAAGAGAACGCATGAGCATCCGAGACACACTTACACAGTACGGCTTCAGGGTCGTAGACACCGACGAAGATGCAGAGGTCTGGTGCATCGAGGGCAACGACTACAACGCCTACGTCCAACTCGCAGTCGGCGACGGCGTGATTCAGGCGGTCAAGATGCCCCTGGACAGCGAAGTCAAGACAACCGTGGTGCACTTCAACTCCGTCTGCGACGAGCTCACGGATCTGCTGGGGAAGTGGTCTAATGTCACACCTATCGGTTCTAATTGAGGAGCGATTGGGCGAACCTGTAGTAGCCTTCATCGCAGCAGAAAAGTCGCGAGGACTGTCCTATCGAGAGATAGCGCAAAGCCTCACGAACGAGACCGGCGTATCGGTCTCAAAATCATCGGTTCACTTGTGGGCCACTAACCCTGAGGAGGGAAAATGAAGTTGGTATTAGAACTCGACGCTAAGCAGTACGCGCTGCTTATCACGTCGCTATCGCAGGCCAAGACTGCCTGCAAGCAGCTCGACTGGGCTGACCGTGTTGAGAGCATTGACGAACTGACCGACTATGTTCGCGACAACGTGGACTTCAAGTTCGAGGCGGTGGCGTAATGGCTAAGGACTTCAAGGGCCCACTGGACTACATCGACGTAGCCACGCGCATCGTCGAGTTCCGCGAGAAGTTCCCGAACGGATCGCTTCAGCAGGTGGACATCAAGTTCATCGACTTTGCCAACAAGTCGTGGGTGGTCTACACGGCTGCGGCGTACCGCACTCCCGACGATGAGCGTCCAGGCATCGGCACGGCGTGGGAGCCCGTACCTGGGCCGACCCCGTACACCCGAGACAGCGAAGTCCAGAACGCTGAGACCGCCGCATGGGGTCGAGCGATGGTCGCAGCCCTCGCCGTCGACACGAAGAAGGGCATCGCATCCAGCGAGGAAGTGCGCAACCGCCAGCAGGTCGCTGAGCGTCCGGCGGCAAACCCCCTTAGCGACAGCCAGAAGAAGGTGCGCGAGTTGCTTCTCAAGAGCCACCCCGACACCGCCGACCGTAAGTTCTACCTCGAAGCGAAGGCTGGGCGGTCACTCGCTGGGCTGTACGAGCTCACCGAGGAAGAGTGCAGTGCAATTATCAACGAACTCAACAAAGAGGAGACAAACTAATGGCTGATGCCACCATCACACTCGTCGGGAACATCACCCGAGACCCAGAGATCCGCTTCCTTGATTCAGGAACGGCGGCGGCGAAGTTCAGCATCGCAGTAACGCGCAAGTGGAAGGACAAGCGAGGCGAGCCCCAGGAGCAGACCTCGTTCTTCGACTGCTCGGCGCTGGGCACGATTGCCGAGAACATCCAGAACAGTCTCCGCAAGGGCGACCGCGCCATCGTCACGGGAACGCTCGAACAGCGCTCCTACGATGACAAGGACGGCAACAAGCGCAGTGTGACCGAGGTGAAGGTCGAAGCGTGTGGCCCCGACCTGCGCTGGGCGACGGCGCAGACCAACCGCTCCACCCCTGCCAACTCCTACGCCGTCAAGAGCACCGCAGAGGAGGCGTGGTAATGGCGACCACCTCGGAAGGCGTGAAGGCGATTCTCGCAGGGCTCATTGAGAACTACGGCGACATTGAACTCACCCCAGCAGACGCAGAGACGGTCTACGGAGGCACGAAGGGCGGCAAGGTCAAAGACCTGAGCCAGCACAACCTGCTGCAGTACGCCCTGCTCCACGCCCACCTACAGATTCAGGGCCTCATCGCCCAAATCGAAGCCAGCCAGCGCCCGAACCGTGCTCAGCGTCGAGCTGCGGAGAAGAAGGGCCTGCTGCTCCCCTAAGTCGTGTCCCCCACGAAACAAGGAAGCCCCACGGGTGTTCTTCCACACCTGGCAACCTGCGAGACCGGCTCCTTCGGGGGCCGGTTTCTCGTTTCTAAAAATCCTTGCGCAACGTGGATCCGAGCGAGTAGGGTGAAGCCGTGCACGTTGCACAGTTCTGAGGAGGACAAAATGACTAAATTACCCATCGACCGTAAGGGCGGCATCGCTCTCACCTACGTCACCGGCATCGTGACCGGCTGGCTGACCGAGGCGGCGAAGACCCACGGCTTCACGACCACCGCCAACCCTCTCTGGTGCATCGGCGCTGGATGCCTCGCCGCCGTCGCTATGGCAACCCTGCTCGCATGGATTACGGAGTGAACGCCTGCTACGGCGTGGACGTTCGCATCTTCTACTCCACGCAGTCCAAGTTCCGCCGTCGAGCCCTAGCACTGTGCAAGAACTGCACGTTGCAAACCGCCTGCCTAGAGCGAGGCCTCAAGCACGAGGAGTTTGGCATCTGGGGAGGCACTACGCCCGAGCAGAGGGTCGAGATACGCAAAGAGCGAGGCATCACCGTCGAGCGCCCCGAGGTCATCGTGCAGGAACCTCACCGAGGCTGTGGCACGAACAAGGGCTACGTCTGGCTTCACCGTCGACGCAAGATAGACCCGACCATCCCAGCCTGCAAGAAGTGCCTGCTGGCGCACTACGACTACAACTTCAAGCGCGAACGGACGATGGCCTCATGAAGGTTCACAAGTTCCCCAACCCTCTCTGCCGAGGCAAGACGCAGGTGTTCTACCCACCAGAAGGCACGGAGAAGGGCATCAGGATGCTCCTAGAGGCGCAGGCGAAGTTACTGTGCCAGGAGTGCCCCTACCAAGAGCCCTGCCTTCAGATGGGCCTAGAGAACGAGGTCTATGGCATCTGGGGCGGAGCGACGGCCTCTGAACTTCGACAGATCCGCAAGGAGCGCCACATCACCATCGCCCGAGAGCGTCGAGATGTCGAGGAGCGCATCAGGCACCCGTACTGCGGAAGCGAGCAGGGCTACCTCTACAGCCTAGAGATGGAGTTCTATTGCGAGGACTGCGAGCGAGCCCACGCCACCTACGAGCGGCGCGTGGCGAAGCTCATCTCCTACGACCCCGAGGGCTTTCACCCGAGTTGCGGCACGGACTACGGCTACCAGTTGCTTGCACGTCAGGCAGCGCTCCTGGGCGGATCTAAGGCCGGTCACAAGGTTCGTTGTGTAGCCTGTCGCAAAGCGCACTCGGACGCATGGAACGCGGCCCGTGAGCGCCGCCGGAAGGGGGAGAAGTAGTGGTATCATTAAAAGAGCGAGAGGCGCAGGGTAGTCACCCCCTACGCCCCTCTCGAGCAACACCTAGCGGACAGGAGTCACTCGTGCAAGCGAGTCTATCAAAACGAAATCACCGCTTTGCGGTCATCCCTGAGTGGATTCTTTACCACCCTGAACTGAGCACAACCGCCGTTCGGATATTCGGAGTTATCGACCGATTTGTCGGAGCGAACGAAGCGGCGTGGCCCTCACACAAGACCATCGGCAAGACAGTTGGCGTGTCTGCGGACACCGTGAAGCGAGCCATCAACGAGCTCATTAGGGTCGGCGCAGTCCTAGCAATTCGCCAAAAAAGGCAGGACGGTTCCTACACTTCTTCGGAATACTACATCTGGCCTAAGAGCGCTGAGATGGGTGCAACCGTGCACTATGGTCAGGGCAATTATGCACTAAGGGATAGTGCAGATTTGCACTATGGTCAGGGCAAAAATGCACTAACAAGAAGGAGTATCAATGAAGGAGAGACAACTAAGGAACAACAGTTAACTTCTGCGTCGCCGTTGGCGAGCGCGGAGGTGCTCGGTCTCATCGACCTGTTCCAGTCTCGTCTCAACGACAACGGCCTTCCTAACTTCAAGGTGACGAAGGCCCAAGTCAACGGTTTCCAGGCGATGCTGCGAAGCAACGACCTCGAGGAACTGACCGACATCCTCGAGTGGGCGATGCAAGATTCGTTCTGGCTCGCTGTGATTCTCACGCCGCTCACTTTCAAGAAGCACTATCCCACCCTGAAATCACGATTCAAGAACGACAAACTAACCAAACTTCGCGATTGGGCGAAGAACGCTGAGGAGGACTACCAATGGTAATGACACCAGAACAAACGCTCAAGGTCGTAGGGCACTTGATGGGATCTAACAACCGAGTGCCGCAAGACGCAATCGTGAACGCGTGGCACGACACGCTGAAGAACCTCGACTACGACCTCGTTGTCTCAGCAGCTCGTAAGTGCAAGGCAACGATGACGGAACTCCCGAACTCGGCTCAGTTCCTGGCAGTCTGCGCCGAAATCCTTACCGGCCCTATGCCGGACGAGAACGAAGCACTCCGAGAGGTGCAACAGGGCATCAACTCATGGGGCCGAGACAACGAGCCGAAGTGGACGCACCCTGCCATCGCTAAAGCCATCGAAGGAATCGGCTGGCGAAACCTGTGCAACAAGGACGCCGACTTCTGGGCCATCGAGTTCCGTAAGGCTTACAAAATCTCCGAGGGCCGTTACGTTCGGGAAATCCAGCAGACGATGCTTGAGGGAGTGAACGCCGCCGTCGCTCTCGACACCGAAAGGAAGCAGGCTCTCGAGAAGGCAAAGGCCGGAACGCCGGAGCTCGAGGCCGGCGAAGCCCCAGACCTTGAGGAGGTCAAGCGCAAGAACCGTGAAATCTTCCGGCTCGGGCTAGGCGATGCCTTCGACCCTGACAAAGGAGACGATGATGGGGAGGCAGGAGTTCCGGCGCTGGTGTAGTCTCAAGACGTGAAGATTCCCTCGGCAGACAACCCCCAGGAGCCAGACAACTTCCTTCTGCTCATGTCGTACTGCTTCGAGCATGGCATCTCCATCAACGCAAACCCGATGGGCCAGCGCCTCGCCATCATGGGAACCGACAGCCCCGAGACGATTGGCTGGATAGTCGCCCACTACGAGCAAGCGGCGCACTGGCTCCCTGGCATCTGCGACGGCTGCGAGCGCTGGTGTCTTACTCGCACCGAGGCCTACTGGGGAGCGCATCCGCACTTCTGCAACAAGTGCCTCGCGTGGACTATCCGCTATTTCGAAGCAAACGGCAAGTGGCCTGAGGGCAACTGGTTCCCTGACGAGAAGTTTGAGCTCGACGAACCTGAATTACCGGACGAGGAGGGCAATGAAGAGATCTAAACTGAACCCCGTCTCAAAGAAACGCCAAGCCCTCAACGTGAAGCGCCGGATGTTCGTCCACCAGATTCTCGAACAGCGCCCCGAGTGCGAGGCTCGCATCGAGCGCATCTGCTCACACTACGCTTCTGACGTGCATGAGATACTGACCCGAGCCCGAGGTGGCTCCATCCTTGACGAGGAGAACGTCCTCGCCCTCTGTCGCAACTGCCACACGTTCATCACCGGACACCCAGCCTTTGCTCAAGAGCACGGCTTCACCGTCCACTCATGGGCAACGTCGGCAGACCTCATCGCAGCACAACGAGCAAGGGAGATGTATGGCTACCAGGGATAGACGGATTCACCTCGGCAAGTGGGGAATCTACGACCTCAGCATCGTGAGCAGTCAGCGCCACTCGCGCAAGGAGAAGAAGCGCATGAAGGCCCGAGCGAAAGAGGCCGGCATCGAGTTCATCATCGACCAGTGGCTCAGCCGTAACCAATTCCCCGAGGAGGGCACGGATGGCAACTGACCCCCTGTTCGGCAAAGCGGCGTGGAAGAACTCGATGCTAGAGAAGGACTTTCATGAGCAGGTCGCTCACCTCATGCGGCTTGAGGGCTGGTCGGTCTACTCCGTGCCGGACAGTCGACGTGTCTCGCTCGCTGGCTACCCCGACATCACTGCCTGGCGTGGCACTCGGCTCATCTTCGCCGAGCTCAAGCGTGAGAAGGGTCGCACCTCGCCGGCCCAGGACGAAGTGCTCGCGGATCTACAGCAGATACCCTGCGCCGAGGTCTACATCTGGAAGCCCAGCGACTTCGACCGCATAGTAGAGTTAGTACGGAGGACAAAGTGATACTGGTCTTTATTATTCTTGCCGTCGGGCTTGCCCTCTACCTCTGGGGAGACAAATGAAGAACGCCGACCGCCTCATCCGTGACCGCCGCATCATCGAGAAGTCTCTAAGCCGACTGACCGACGGCGTGATGCTTGACCTCTGCCGACGAGCTGGCACGAGGGCCGAGAAGGACGCTACCCCTTCCGGCCCCAGGGCGAGGGGAACGCACTCCGACCCGACCCTCTCGGCAGTCGTTCGCAAGATGAGCGAGGCCGACATTGCCGACCCCATCTTCGATTCCGTGCGCGACATCTCACGCCTGCTTGACGAGATGGCTCGCATGGCGCTGAAGGTCGATGACCTCGTGCGCTTCGTGCAGACCGGCAAGGAGCGAGCGAAGAAGGCCGAACTCTCTGAGTGCAAGACCTGTGGGCGCATCGTGGAGAACACGCCAGCCGACCGGATCCGCTCAGGGATGTGCACCGCCTGCTACCACGCCACTCGACGGGCAAAAGCCCAGTAATTGCAAGGCGCAAAAAACTTTAAAAAAATGCTTGACTTGTCCTACGCTCGGACAGTACGCTCTAGGTATCGGCAAAGCGCCGAAGTTCTGAGGAGGACACATGGAAGCAACTTGGTACAAGCGCAACGGACACATCTACCTGCAGCCGGAACGGGTTGGGGTATCGCTCCAGGAGGCGCAGGCAGTCATCGCAAAGTTCCGCACGGCAACCGCCGAGATTCGTGAAGACGGCAACGTCTACGTCATGAGCGCCGACAAGGAAGCCATGAAGGTCAAGATGGCCCTCGCAGGTGAGAACATCGGCTTTACCGAGAGCATTTCCTTCACCGGCATCCGCATCAACAGCCGAACGCTCGACGTGAGCCAAGAGCAGAAGGACTTTGACCTCGCCGACCTGAAGAAGGCAGGTGCATGATGAGCAAGCCCACGACCAAGCCCATCGCCTACGGTCTGTTCACCCACGGTGTCTGGCAAATCTTCTGCCCCGAGTGCTGGGCGAAACTGTTTGGCTGGTTCCGTGATGCCGACGCTGATCTCATTGACGGCAACGGCGACACCGTGACCTGCCTCGGCTGTGGCAAGGAGTGCAAGTGACACCGGAACAGCGCCAAGAACTACGAGAGAAGCACCGGCAGTACGGCTCCTACTGCTTCGCCTACGCCCTGGCTCTCGGTTGCTGGGCGTTCTTGTTCGGGGTCTGCACCTACGGTTTCTGGGCGCACTCGTGACAAACCGATACGAAAACAACACAAGTGACCGCTCGACCACAGAAGGCGCTAGTGAACGTTCAGCCACAATGACCCCCGAAGAACGTAAAGTCCTACGAGAGAAGCACACCTATCTTGGCGACTATTGCGGTTTCTGCACCAAAGACGGTGGCTACCCAGCCGATTACCCCTGCGACGTAATCAAGGTGCTGGATGCACTGAAAGAAGCAAACTTTCAGGCGGCGATAAATTACGAACGTGGATACGATGATGGTTTCAAGGGTTCTGTTGCCGACGCCGAATCGGATAATTGGGCAGGTGGAAACGATGACTAAAGAAGAACGCCAAGCCCTACGAGAGAAGCACCGTAGAGACGAGGACGGCCTTGAGCCCTACTGCATCAAGTGCGAGTGGCCCCATAGCGAAGTTCTGCTGGCCTCCCTCAGAGAAGGGGCTCAGGTAAAGTGCGGAGCCTCTGAAGATGGAATCCACAAATACAGCGAATGGTTCTGGCACTGCACGTTCTGCGGTGACATCGCCGGCGACCTCGTAATGTTCCCCTGCGACGTAATCAAGGTACTGGACGCTACCGAAGAACTAAAGCCTAACGACCTAAAAACTAAAGTTGAGTGCACCCACATCATCGGACTAATGACGTTGCCCGAAGGCTGGGATGTTATCGAACACGGCCAGACTGACTTTGCCTTCACCTACTGCCCCAAGTGCGGAGAGAAACTATTACCTAGTTGCGACCACAATGAAACAAAAACTATTGAAACTTCTTTTTACTACCTAAACTTGCCTCCTGTGGTGATGGACTGCCTCTATTGCGTGAAGTGCAAAATGAAATTATGACGCAAGTAAAATTTAAAACTTTACAAAGTGGATTTAGGGGATTCATCGGAGTTAATCACCGTAATGAAATACTAACGTCCACTCTGACGGGTGAAGCCCTAGATAGCCCGTCAGGCTCAAAAGGCGAAAAATGAATAAATTACAACGTGACACAATGCGGGCGGGCGAGGACGACCTTGAGTGGCTACAGGCAGCCGAATTTACCTTGAAAGGTGAACTATGACCCCCGACGAACGCCAAGCCCTACGAGAGAAGCACCGCAAGATTGCCTGGGATGGGGGAAGGTGCATGGCCTGTGGCGGGGCGATGGTTCACCCCTGCGACGTAATCAAGGTACTGGACGCAACGGAGGGCAAGTGAAGAAGCTCATCGCTGGAG